AAACGCCTCTAATAATGATTTAAAAGCTATTGAACCGACAAGCCAAAAAATAGGTTTATTAATACATTAAAATTTAAAAAAACTATGAAAAAAACTAACAAAGAAAAAACATACTACACAATAAGACAAGGCGAAAAAGTTTTTACCTTTTTATACTGGTCTAAAAAAACTATTTACAAAACTTATAAATTTAATAATTTTAAAGATGCTTTTCGTTTTGCTTTAGATGAGCAAATAAAAATTATTACAGTTCACATCAGTAAAACAATAAAGACCACTAGGCGCCCTTTTAAATATCTTTACACATTGGAAGAGTTTAAAAGATTGTGCAAGATTAATCCTTTGCATTATTTAGGCCTTAGATCACATAAAAAAGTTAATGTTGATTTATACTACTTTTATTTAATTAATTCTAATAAACTAACCAAACTAAAAAAGTTTTAAACTATGGAACAAGAAATTATAGATAGATTAGAGTGGTATGATAGTCATACTTGGGGTGAATATGAAATATGGATTGACCCTAAATTACAAACATTATATAAAGTACCCGTAGAAGTAAAGCATTTTTGGGATGACGCAGAAGTGTTAGATGAAACAATTAAATATAAATAATAAATCAAAGGAAAATGATAGATTATAACAAATACCCTTTCAATGAAGGTGACGACTACTATACCATAGAAGATGGTGAGATTATCTGGTCTTGTTGGGATGACGTTTCAGAACAAATGCATAATGAAAATTCAAACAAACAATATTTTAAATTATATATAGATGCCTTACATTATATTGAAAAATTTAAATCATATTAAATAAATTAACCAAACTAAAAAAGTTTTAAATTATGCAAACAAACGTAAAATTTTACCAACAAAAAAAACCTATAAATAGAAAACCTTTTGAAAGTGATTTTTATTTATATAAAGAATTTGATAAAATAAATGTTTTACAAAGTGATACATATAAAAGTTTATTGAATGATTATTTTTATAATGATTTACTTTTTTTTATTTATTATGATGGTTCGATAAATCCAGAAACAAAAGAACAAGAACAAGCAAATAAAAGTATTATACAATTCTATAAAACATCCAAAGAAAAAATCGAATGTTTAAAAAATCACCCTTTAGAATTTTTATTAATTGCTTATAATCATTGTAAAACTAAAATAGGATATAAAACTCCGTACAAATTTAACGAGATTAAAGACAATGTTTTTGAATGGTAAACCTTAAGTAAAATTATTTTATATAAAACCTTTGTATTAATTTATAAAGGTTTTTTTTGTGCCTAATCTTTTTTTTATACCTAATCAAACCAAACAAAAACAAACATAATAATATAAAACATAATAAAACTATTTAAAGCCACCCTGTATGGCTTTTTTTTGTGCTTTGTATACAATTACATTAGCCAACTATTTAAATGCCTTGAGCATACCTTAAAACGCCTTAAAAGGCACTACCTTAATTACAGGCTAGGCGGTCAATAACTTTAGCAAAGGGGTACCAAAATAACCACTTTTTTTTGGATTTTAACCGCCGCTGAAAAATCTGTAAGTCGTGTCAAATAAAAAGGGGTTGTGGGGCAACACATATAGGTTTTTATATATATAGGTAAATCTACACTAAAAAAGACACCTTTTCACTTAAATATCTAAAAATCAATTAATTAAACTTTAGAGGTCAAGCATACCCCATCGTTGGGGTCAAGCATAGGGCTAAGGATAAAGATAAAGACTATATAGTGTTATTTATAATTTATATATATTTGTACCATATTTGTACCTTTTAAAGTTAAGTAATTGATAATCAATGTACTTTACTTTCTGATACAAAAGTAAACCCTATAAATTATTTGCGTATGGCTAAAATGATACCTACAGCAATTAAAAAGCAAAGAGGAACTTTGCGAAATGATAGAACAAATCCTTACGAGCCTAAATTACCAGTTCTAATCCCACCAACTCCTACTTGGCTTTCTGAAGATGGGCAAAAAGCATTTGTTGAGTTAAGCACCTTGTTGCACGATATGGCTGTGCTTACACAAGCTGATGAATTAGCCTTAACACTACTTTGTGATGCTTATAGCGAATACAAAAAAGCTAAGGAGATTGTAAACGAATTAGGTGCAACAGTTGATGTAGTGTCAAGGGAAGGTAATTCTAAATCTACTATACGACCAGAGGTACAAATTGCAAATCAATCTTTTGTTAGAATTTTTCAGTTGCTAAAAGAATTTGGTTTAACACCATCAAGTAGAGCAAAGGTAAATGCTATGGAACAAGTAGGAACGACACCAGATGTTAAAATAGAAAATTTCTTTCACGGTGGCGAATAACCTACACAAGATTGATAAGCAAAGATTTTACTTTGACAAAAAATCAGCTAGACGTGCTTGTGATTTTATAGAGACTTTTTGCAAACACACTAAGGGTGAACTTGCAGGACAAAAATTTAAACTAGAGACTTGGCAAGAGGAAATTATAGCGGGGCTATTTGGTTGGAAATCTAAAGAAACAAATCTTCGTAAATTCAGACAATGTTTTATTTTCATTCCTAGAAAAAATGGTAAGACAACTCTAATGGTAGGTATTGCACTTTATATGCTTTTTTCTGATGGAGAGAAAGGAGCTGAAATCGTAAGTGCAGCAGCAGATAAAGAACAAGCAAGGTTGTCATTTTCTATAGCAAAGCAAATGGTTTTGCAAGAACCTAATCTAATTAAACGTGCAGGAACTTACAGAGATTCTATTACTTACGATAGGGTAGGGTCATACTACAAAGTTATCTCAGCAGATGCAGATACAAAACACGGATTAAATTTATCGTGCTGTTTACTAGATGAGATTCACTCACACAAAAATCGTGACCTTTACGATGTGTTACTTACATCAATGGGAAGTAGAAAAGAACCCCTTATGCTTGGTATTACCACAGCAGGAGCAGGTAATCAAAAAGACCACATATCAAGAGAACTTTACGATTATACAAAAAAACTTATTGACGGATCAATAGAAGATGATTCATTCTTAGGCATTATTTACGAAGCTAGTAAAAGCGATGATATTTTTAGTGAAGAAACTTGGAAGAAATGTAATCCAGGGTATGGCACAATTATTACAGAAGAATATATGCGACAGCAATCTGTAAAAGCAAAAAACGAACCTTCATATGAAAACACTTTTCGTAGACTACATTTAAATCAATGGGTCGCTAACGAAACTAAATGGATTTCAGACGAGAAATGGATGGGCTGTTCTGATGAAGTAGACTTAGAATTACTTAGAGGTAAACCTTGTTACGCAGGGTTAGACCTTGCAAGTACACGAGATATTACTTGTTTAGCACTATTATTCCCTGATGATGAGGGTGGTTACGATATTATAAATTATTCTTTTATTCCTGAAGATAATGCTAGAAAAAGGTCTTTAAGGGATAAAGTAAATTATGATAAATGGGAACGTGAAGGTTACGTTATTTATACTCCTGGAGATGTAACAGATTATAATTACATAAAGCAAAAGATAAGAGATTTAAGTGAACTATACGATATTCAGATAGTTGCGTATGATCGTTGGAACTCATCGCAACTTGTGATTGATTTAATGGAAGAAGGTTGTCCTATGATTCCAGTAGGTCAAGGATTTAAAACTATGTCACCTGCAACTAAAGAATTTGAAACTTTAATTTTAGGTGGTAAAGTTAGACACGGAGCAGACCCTGTGTTGAGGTGGATGATGTCAAATGTAGTTTTAACTTTAGACCCTGCTGGTAATGTAAAGCCTAATAAAGCTAAAAGTAACGAAAAAATTGATGGGATTGTAGCTTGTATTATGGCACTAAGTGAAGCAATGGAAAACAAGAATAAGGGCGGTTCAGCCTATGATGACAAAGAAATATTTTTCTTGTAAGGAACAAATTATAAATGACCAATATGGAGTCATTCGTGAGATAGCAATAAATGTCTTACGCACTAATAACGACCTTCACTTTTTAGATGACCTTGTGCAAGAAGTTTGCTTGATACTTTTAACGCAAGAAAACGAATCAATAATGACAATTTACGAGCAAGGTGATTTTAAGTTTTATGTTGCTAGAATAATTACAAATCAAGTTTTATCATCTACTTCTCCATTTCATAAAAAGTACAGAAAAAAGATTTTAAATTTACCTATTATAGATGAAGAATATAATGCTTTAGCAGATAGAATTTGGGTAGACATACATCACCTTTTAACTAAAAAACAACGTAATTTAGTGAATTTAAGGTTTGTTTATAAGCTAAAAGTTAAGGAAATTGCTAAAATAAATGGTATTTCAACTAGGCAAGTTTACAAGAGTTTAGATAAAATAAAAAAATATTTAAAAAAAAAGTACAAATAAAGGTTCACAAATCGTGCTTTTCTATATATGTATATGGGTAAAGTACATTAAACTATAAGGAGTTTGGCATCAATTTTTGATTTTTTTACAAGAAAACCACAAGTTAAATCGCAAGAAGAACGATTTTATGGTAGTGGTATATACAAAACAAGTTTAATGGGTAATGCTTCAGGGCAACCTGTAGATAAGTTACGATCACTACAACTTTCAACAGTTTGGAGTTGTGTAAGAGTGATTTCTGAAACTATTGCTTCTCTACCTATCTCGTTATACGAAAAAGACGCAACTGAAAAAAGGTATATTTTATCTAGCAATCCACTACATACGCTAGTAGGTGAACAACCTTCTACCCTTTACAATTCCTTTAATTTCTTTGAAAAAGCTCTAGTAGACCTGTGTTTAGATGGCAACTTTTACGCTTATATAGAAAGAAATAATGGCGGTTTACCTACTCAAATTATTCCTATTCAATGTGAAGATGTCACGGTCTATGTATCTCCTGATGGTAGAGAAGTTTATTATCAAATAAAACAAAATGAAACAATACCTTATCCATTTACAGGAAGGGTTGGTTCAGATAATATGCTTCACATAAAAGGTTTGTCTTGTGATGGAATTGTTGGTAAATCACCAATACAAACTCACGCACAATCTTTAGGTGTGTCTTTATCAATAGAACAATTTGCAGGGTCTTTCTTTAAAAATGGTGCTTCAGTTGGTGGTATTCTAAAACACCCTGGTACTTTGAAACCAGAAACTGCTAAAAGATTAAGAGCAAGTTGGAATGAAACTTATAGTGGTTCTATAAATGCCGGTAAAACAGCTATACTTGAAGAAGGTATGGATTTTTCACCTAGACAAATACCAAATAATCAAGCACAATTCTTAGAAACTAGACAATATCAAATTAGCGATATTGCTAGAATATTTAGAGTACCTAATCACCTAATTAACGATTTAAGTAACGCCACTTATTCAAACATTGAAGCACAGCAAATAGATTTTGCAGTACACACAATAACACCTTGGATAAAGCGTATTGAAATGGCGTTAAATCAAAAATTAGTTCCTTTTAATAAAAAAGGTTCACAATATTTTAAGTTTAACCTAACAGCTCTTCTTAGAGGAGATTCTAAGTCTCGTGCAGATTACTACAGAACCCTTGTAAACATTGGTGTAATGTCACCAGATGAAGTTAGACAACACGAGGACTTAAATTCTATGGGCGGTGAAAGTGAAAAAGTGTATATGCAAAGTAATATGTTGCCTTTGGATCGTTTAGGTGATTCAACATCAAGACAAGAAATAATTAACGAATAATTGTATAAAAATGAGTTTTGAACCAACTACAAAAATATATCAACAAGGTATTAGAGCAGTAGAACACACACCTGCTGATTCAGATATAACAACTCCTGGTGCGGTTTTATATTGTGGCACAGGTGGTAGTGTTAAAGTTACTACTATAGCAGGAGATGCTGTAACCTTTACAAATGTTCCAAACGGAACTTTTTTACCTGTACAAATTAAAAGACTTTGGGATACAGGTACAAGTGCAACTTCAGGTTTTATTTTAATTTACTAAATAGCTTTAATGCTAATATTAATACAAAATACAATTGGAGCAATCCGAGGTTTGTTAGGCATAATTACAAATGGTCTAAAGATGTTCTTACCATTTAGTTCTAGCCAACAATTAGGAGAGGAGTTAGTTACTAATGGAGATTATCTAAATGGGTTAACAGGTTGGTCAACACAAATACCTAGTGGGCAAGTTGTAGAGGTTGTAAACAATCAGTTGCATATTAAATATGATGCATCTGAAACACGAGGTTCTACAGGTGTTAATCAAAATATACTTGTTTCAGGAAAAACTTACATTACAATTATTGATGTTGAATCAGTTACAGGTACATTTAAAGTACAAGTAGGTAATCAAGATAATACTATAAATACAAGTGGTATAAAAACTTTTAGAAATACAAGTAGTGACCCAACTTTATTTATAGTTAGAATTCAAAATGGAACCAGTTTTGAAGCTACTATTAATAGTATAACAGTAAAAGAAGTAGGTCAATTCTCTCTAGACGAAACTATCAACAACAACAACGCTAAATTATTTACAGGTAATGCTCTTGATTTTAGTGGGAATGATTATGTAGATATTGATGGATTTACAATGAGTGGTACAACTGCCACTTTTGCTTTTTGGGCAAATATTGATAGTACTACAAATTATATATTAGATGCAACTCCTAATAGATTAGTAATAGGTTTTAGAAACAACAATTTATCTATTTTTAGTTCAGCAAGTAGTAATTGGGCAGAATTTGGAGCTATATCAACAAATGATTACAAAAGAGTTGTAATTACTACTAGTGGTACAACTGCTAAATGTTTTATAAATGGAGTGCAGTTAGGGGTTGACCAAACTATAACTGCCATTGATTTATCATCTGCTAGTGCAGTAAAAATAGGCTCTAGTATCACAGGGAATAGTTTTTATTACAACGGAAAACTTTCAGACTTTCAAATTTGGAACACAGCTTGGAGTGCTACAGATGTAGCTAACGATTACGCTAATCCTAATGAGATTGTATCGAGTGTGCCTAAGGCAAATTTAATAGCTAATTGGGCATTAAGCGAAGGGTCAGGGGCAGTAGCATTTGATAGTGTAGGATTAGGAGGTGAGTTAGTAGTTGATGGTAATTTTCCTAATGGAGATAATTGGACTGAAGAAAATGGTTGGACTTTTGCAAATGGATTTGCTAGTTTTTTATATATTGATGTAAGTAATTCTAAGCTAACACAAGATGTTGGTTTAACAAGTGGTAAAACATATAGATTAACTTTAGATTACACAAGAAGTGCTGGTAGTTTTACGGTTAGAGAGCTTTCAGGTAGTGGTTATGTTGTTTTAGGTACATTTAGTGATGTAAGTGATTCAATAGAACTTAATTTTAATTCTACGTCTAATAATGGAACATTATACATAACAGCAGTTAGTACAACATTTGAAGGTTCTATTTCAAACGTATCTGTTAGGGAGCAAACAGATGGTTCAGGTTCAGTTTACGATGGAACTGTTATTGGAGCAACTTATGTTGAAGCACAATCTTCTATACCGCAATTAGCTATGAAAAATTGGAGTAAAGGAAGTAATATGTTCCCATATTCAATAGACTTTGCAAATAGTGATTGGACAAAAAATAGTACGAATGCTACTACAACAATAACAAGTAATTTTGCAATATCTCCAATTGGTAATTTAGACGCTTCAAGATATGTAGGTACAGGAGAAAGTGGTTTAGGGGATAAATTTACACTAACTGCCGTAAGTCATACTTTGTCTTTTTATGTCAAAAGCAATACAGGGCAAAATCAATTTTGTGTATTACTTGGAGAGAGTAATCAAGGTTCAGGAAATATACAAGTTACAACAGATTGGACAAGAATATCACATACTTTTACTGCTTCAGGAGAAGCTAATAA